AACTTAACTTTGTCCGTAGGGATGACAGTTACTACTGGAACATCAGCTACTACGTTTAACAGAACAGGCACACAGACAATTACCAGCAATAATAGAGCAGTTAATTTCCCTGCTACTTTCTTCGGGGAAGGAACCACTAACTGTCTTGATGCGTTGGCACTAGGGACAAAGCAGCTAATCTTTGCAGGGGGGACACTAAACCTTGCCGCAGGAACCACCAGCACCGTAGGTTCATTTTTTACCTCGGGCATAACCATGAAGTTCTTGGGCAGTACATCCCCCGGAACTCAGGCGACAATCTCTGATGCAAGTGGAATCAACACAGTAACGTACCTGACCATCCAAGACTCAAACGCTACAGGTGGGGCTGTCTGGGACGCGCTTTCAATCACAAACGTAGATGCAGGCAACAACACTGGCTGGCTTTTTAGCACCACCCCAAGCATTAGTAACGAAATTACAATGCGCCTGCGTTCATTCACACAACCCCGGAGATTTTAACCATGTCCATGAATCTGAAGGCTGTAACGACCTGCATGGGTTATCAGCAAATCACTAGCCTGTCCAGCGCCGCCAACCTGACTGTTCCACAGCTCACGCCTCGCGGCCTAAACGCCAAGCCGGTGTTTGCCTTAGTTGTTGCTGAAGGCCAGGCTGTTCGGTGGCGTGACGACAAGACTTCGCCTACAGCCTCTGTCGGTATGCCGCTGGCGATTGGCATCCCTTTGCAGTACGATGGCGACATAACCAACATCAGGTTTATTGAGCAAGTTGCAGGCGCAACGCTGAACATCAGCTACTACCTATGAAACTGCCGCAACTCCCCCAAGACAAGGCCAACCACTTGGTCTATGGTGCCGTCATCTTCTGCGTAGCCCTGCTTGTGGCCCACAGCGTGCTGGTGGCCGGTCTTGTGGTGCTGTTTTTTGCTGTTGGCAAAGAGGCCAGCGATGCCTGGGCCAACTACAGGGCAACAGGAACCCCACCTCACGGCGTGGAGCTGCTTGATGCTGTAGCTACATGTGCAGGGGGCGTGCTTGCTGCGCTTCCTTTGTTCATCATATAATTCGCAAAACCGTACCAGCGAGGTTCACTGGGAACTCTAAAGAGTTAAAACATGTCAGAAGAAGTATTAGCGGAATCACTACCCGTGCCAGATCAAGTTGCAACGGCTGCACCTGAGACTGAAGTTGAAACGCCGGAAGTAGCAAGCAAGACATTCTCGCAAGAGGAACTTGACGCTGCAATTGGGAAACGCCTCGCAAGAGAGCAACGTAAGTGGGAACGAGATCAGGCACAGAGGCAAGCGGAAACGCAAGTCTTGAGAGCGCCAGCAGTTCAGTCTGCCGACCAGTTTGAAACGACAGAGGCTTATACCGATGCGTTGGCTTTGCAAAAAGCCGAGGAACTGATCGCCAAACGCGAACACGCAAAGCGCCAGTCGCAGGTTCTTGAGAGCTACCACGATCTTGAGGAAGAAGCCCGGTCGAAGTACGATGACTTTGAACAAGTCGCGTACAACCCCAAACTTTCAATCACCAACGTGATGGCAGAAACGATCCAATCTTCGGATGTTGGCCCTGAGTTAGCTTACTACCTCGGTTCTAACCCCAAAGAAGCAGACCGCATCTCACGCATGACGCCCTTCAGCCAGGCGAAGGAAATTGGGAAGATCGAAGCCAAGTTGGCCGATAATCCCCCGGTAAAACGAACAACGTCAGCGCCAGCGCCGATTTTACCTGTTACTGCCCGATCCTCTGGATCACCGGCCCTAGACACTACAGACCCACGGTCTATCAAGACCATGACAACCTCGCAGTGGATTGAAGCCGACAGGGCAAGACAGATGAAGAAGCTCGAAGCACAACGTATCCGCTAACAGATTTTGAAGTCGGGAAAGTTCTCAGAAAGACATCTTTTTCTAATCGTAAACCTATGAATGTTTGTAGCCTTAGCCGCTTCTGCAAAGGATCGGTACACAACACCAAGTACGCAGCACCCAGTGTTGCGTGGGTGTTCGAGACTACGCGCTTGTTTAGACTCGTCGCTATGCGGCGCTCGCTTGAAGTACGGTCGCTTGCGGCCCAAAAGAGCGGCGCTTTGTTTGGCTTTCGTCTCCTCCGAGGTGACGGAACCAAGCCTAGCTTGGCGAATCTTTTCCCGCACTTCGGGAGAACAACTGTGACGACCGTTTGTTTCGGCATGACGGTCGCCAAAATGTTCTTTAGGAGTCAGGCACTCAAGGTTTTCGGCGCGGTTATCCGCTTTGTCGCGATTGATATGATGCACCTGCTTGTTAGGGTCAAACGACTCCAGCCAGCATTGCGCCACTGCACGGTGCATCAGATTGTTGCTGCGGCCCAAAGCAAGGTAGCCGTCGTTGCGCAATGTCGGTGCGTGCGGTTGGAGCTTTCTGAGAACTTTTCCGCAGCGCGAAACTGCATAAAGGTGGTCAAAGAATCTGTAATGGATTCCGTCTACTTGAATGCCGATCATGCTGTACCTGTCGGTGGCTAAGGAATCTTGATTCTAACATACTTTATCTAAAGGAAGTAACGTGTCCAATTCTATCTTGACAATCGACATGATCACGCGCAAAGCGCTTGAGATTCTCGAAAACAACCTCGTCCTTACCCGTAACGTCAACCGTCAGTACGACGACAGCTTCGCTGTTGAAGGTGCCAAGATCGGTTCAACACTGCGTATTCGTCTGCCTGACCGCGCTTTGGTCACTGACGGTGCCGCCCTGCAAGTCCAGGACGACAACGAGCAGTTCACCACGCTGACAGTTGCCAGCCAGAAGCACATTGGTGTTAACTTCACCAGCGCTGAACTGACCATGCAATTGGACGACTTTGCAGAACGTGTTCTCAAGCCACGTATCAGCCAGTTGGCCTCCAGCATCGACGCTGACGTTGCCAATGCGTACAAGAGCATCTTCGCATCAGTCGGCACACCAGGCACTGTTCCTTCAACTTCGCTGGTCTTGCTGCAAGCCCAACAGAAGCTGAATGAAGCCGCTGCTGTGATGTCGCCACGTTATGCCACCGTCAATCCGGCTGCAAATGCTGGTCTGGTCGAAGGCATGAAGGGTCTGTTCAATCCGACAGACACTGTAAGCAAGCAGTTCCGTAACGGCATGATGGGAACCGGCGTTCTGGGCTTTGATGAAGTCAACATGAGCCAGTCGATCAAGGTTCACACTACCGGCTCCCGCGCTGGTACGACCCTTGTCAACGGCGCTGTCAGCACCCAAGGCCAATCGACTATCAGCATTGACGGCCTTACTGGTGCAACTGACACAGTGACCGTTGGTGACGTGTTCACAATTGCAAACGTGTACGCAGTTAACCCACAAACCCGTGAGTCAACTGGTTCGCTTCAGCAATTCGTCGTGACCGCCGCACAAACTGGCGCCAGTAATGCTTTGGCAAACATGGCAATCAGCCCACCGATCTACACCAGCGCAAGCGCATTGGCTACCGTTGACAGCTTCCCTGCTGACAACGCTGCCGTGACTTTCCTTGGTTCCGCATCGACGGCTTACCCGCAGAACTTGATCTACCACAAGGACGCCATCACGTTCGCTACGGCTGACCTGTTGCTGCCCCAAGGTGTTGACATGGCCGCTCGCGCTGTCCATAACGGCATCAGCCTGCGTATTGTTCGCCAGTACGACATCAACAACGACCGTATGCCTTGCCGTATTGACGTTCTGTATGGCTTCAGCGCCATTCGTCCGCAAATGGCTTGCCGCATGTGGGGCTAAATTGAATGCCCCTTCGGGGGCTTCTTCGTAACTTTTTTAAGGAAAATTATCATGGCTCTCCCTAACTCTGGCGGTGGGTATCAGTACACCGATGGCAACACCAACGAAATCGTCATGGGCGTTCAAGCAGCGCCCCAGACGGCTACTGCTACGGCCACTCTAACCGCAGCACAAGTCACTAGCGGCATCTTGGTTGGCTCTCCGGTCACTACGGCAGCGTCTTACACGCTTCCAACGGCGACTCTGATTGACGCTGTGTTTACCAACGCAAAAGTCAACAGCACGTTTGAGCTGACTGTTATTAACTTGGGTACTTCGACCGGGTTGATCACAATCGTTACCGGCGCAGGCATTACTACGGTTGGCAACTTGGTTGTTGCTATCACCGGCAGTACGGCAGGCGTTGGCGGCGCAGCGCGATTCCTGTTCCGCAAAACGGGCGATGCTGCGTACACCATGTACCGTGTTGGCTAATCTATCATGGCAAACACTAAACCAATCGGCGTTGCTTACGAAGATCAGCAACTCGATGGCGCGGTCATGGGTAAGACGGGTGGGACTGCAAGTTTTTACGGTCTGACCCCCATTGCTCAAGCCGCCGCCAT